GAATAAATCAAGGCACAATTAGAACTCAAACATATATTGTTGATGATACTTCAACAGCTCAAAAATATCAAATTCCAGATGTTGGCGTAGACACTGCTACTCTTATTGTAAGAGTAAAAACAAATTCTGCTTCTACAGATTTCGAAATTTATACTCTAGTTACTAATATTGTTGATGTTACATCCACCACTAATGCGTATTTCTTACAAGAAGGACCAGATGGTTTATTTGAAATTTATTTTGGTGATGATGTATTTGGTAGAAAACTAGATGCTGGTAATATTATTGAAATCGAATATCTTGTGACTGACGGTGCTTTAGCAAATAATGCGACATCATTCAAATTGACAGGAACAATATCTGGTAATAGTAACGCTACTGTTACTTTGGTTACAAAATCAGGTGGTGGTGCAGACAGAGAAGATGTTGACTCAATTAAATTTAACGCTCCACTTTCATTCCTTTCTCAAAACCGAGTTGTGACTGCAGATGATTATAAAGCCATTGTCAAAAATAACTATACTAATACCGAAACTATTTCGGTCTGGGGTGGTGAAGAACAAGCAGTTCCAGAATATGGAAAGGTTTTCCTATCTATTAAACCTGCCAATGCCGAAACTTTAACTGATATTCAAAAGCAGTTTATTAAAGACTCTATTTTGAAAACAAAAAACCTAGTGTCTATTACACCTGAAATTATTGATCCAGACTATACGTATATTAAATTGGAAGTATTTTTTAAGTACGATCCAAACCTAACGTCATTGACTGCAGGTGAGTTGAAAAACGCTGTGATTGCAACAATTACAAATTACAATAATACTAATTTGAAAAAATTTGATGGTGTGTTTAGAGCATCACAAGTAACTGGTGCAATTGATGATACAAACGCAGCGATTCTAAATACTATTATGAGAGTGAACGTTCAAAAAAGACTTACACCTACAATTGGCACGGCTTTGAAATATGAACTTGAATTCTCATCACCATTTTCTACTAATATTGCATCAGACGCTTCGGTTATCGATTCATCTGAATTTATTTTGAATGGTTTTAATCACAAAATGCAAGATATTCCAATTGAAGGAAATGCCACTCAAAGACAAATTCAGCTATATAGAATTTCAAACAATCAAAAAATTATTACAACGGAAAACGCAGGAACGGTTGATCTCGTAAAAGGCTCAGTTACTCTTACAAACTTTAATCCTGATGGTGGAATTGTTGGTGGTGGCACATATATTACTATTACAGCTACTCCAAGTTCAAATGATTTGGCGCCAAAGAGAAATCAGCTTTTGAATATCGACTTACTTCAAACAACAGTAACACCACAAGTTGATGAGATCGCTACAGGATCTGTTATTGCTGGTATTGGTTACTCAACTACGCCGAATAGTATCTAATGAGTCATAAAGTCACATCCATAGTACCAGAACATATTCAACTTGAGCGTCCTCAATTGATGGCGTTCATGGAAGCGTATTATGACTTTTTACAGGAGCCAGATCAACCAGGTTATTTCTTAAATTCTCTTCCACCACATAGAGATTTGGATCAAACCGCTGATGTTTTTCTAGAATTGCTACAAAGAGAATTGGCTGTTCCAATTCCAGAAAATATTCAAGCTGATAAAAGAAAACTTTATAAAAATATTACTGACATTTATTTGTCAAAAGGCGCTGAACCTTCTTATAAAGCGCTATTCAAACTTGTATTTAGAGATGAAATTGAACTTTTCTTTCCAAGGGTAGATATTCTTAAACCATCATCATCAAGCTGGGATGCAACAAACCAAAGATGGTTAAATGATGATGGTAAACTTTCAGTAAAGAAATTTATTCAAGATTCTCGCTATTATCAGTCGTTTTCATATGTTATTAAAACTGGTCAAACAATTGATAACTGGAAAGACGTAGTTAAAAAATTATTGCACCCTGCAGGGTTTGCTTTCTTTGGTGAGGTATCTATTTTCTCATCAGCAACAGGAGCCAATGGAGCTAAAGTTAGAAGAGGTATTGAAGCTGACTTTAGTACACAAGACTTTGGTATTCCTATTTCTTCTGGTCCAGTTGTAGTAGATGTTGAAATACCGTTAATTGGTGGAACGCAAGTTAACGTATCACTTACGTTTGTTCTTCAACCACAAGCTACTACCGCTATTGGACCAACTTTATATCATCTTGAAATGTATAAATTCCAGTCCGATATGGGCCCTATAAGTAACTATGGAAATTATACACTTCAACAAGTGCTTGACGGTGAGAAAATCGATATTTCATTTGATACAGTCATCGATATCACTCCATAACGTGTATAAATAGTTTAAACTAATTTAATGAGGTAAGGGTTATAAAATGGTAGCCATAATTTCGAAACAAATCAGGGTCAATAACGCGGAAAATTTCCGTAGTGATATTGGCACGAATAGTACATATTTGTATATCGGCCGTTCACATCCTTGGCCGAATTCAGATACAACTATTGCTACGCCAGTAGATACAGTTGCTGATAAAAATAATGTGCATCAAAATATGATTGCACTTAAAAAGATAGCACAGTCCGACGTGACTCACGCTATTACAAGATATAACTGGTTGTCCGGTACGACATATACCGCGTATGACGATCAATTAGCTTCGATGGGAACAGCACAATATTACGTAATCACGGACGAACTTAACGTTTATAAATGTTTGCAAGCTGGTTCTGGCGCATCAGTTGTGAAACCAACTGGGCAGTTAACTACTGCAGCAAATAGCGTAGAATCAGACGGTTACGTATGGAAATTTATGTATGCCCTATCTGGTACACAGGCCACAAAGTTCTTGACCAACTCATTTATTCCAGTCAACGTTCTTACCTCCGACGACGGATCATTGCAGTGGCAAGTTCAAACAAATGCTCAAAATGGATCAATTCATAGAGTTGTAGTAACCGCTGGTGGATCAGGGTATACATCCAATCCAACAGTTACTATTACTGGTAACGGTGCCAGTGCCACAGCTGCGGCTACAGTTGTTGGTGGTGCAGTTACTAGTATCTCAATGAGTAATATTGGATCGGGTTACAATGAAGCAATTGTAACAATCACAGGTGGTGGAGGCACAGGCGCCACTGCCAGAGCTATTATTTCACCTCCAGGTGGTCATGGATCTAATGCAGCAGACGAATTGCAAGGGTTCTTTATTATGGCCAACGTTAACTTGGACTCAGATGAAGGCTCAGGCGACTTCCCTATTGATAATGATTATCGCCAACTTGGTTTGATTCGCAATCCATATGATTATGGAACAACAAATGTAGCGACAGCCTCTACACTTCAGGCCACACGTTCAGTTACTACTGCCGCTCCAACTGGTGGAGCCTTTTCGGTAGATGAAACAATTACTGGTAGTACTTCTGGAGCTCAGGCCTATATAACATCGATTGATGCAGTAAATAACGTTATTCGATATCATCAAGACGAAGCTACTGGATATGGAACATTTCAAAATGCTGAAAATATTTCAAATGGAAGTGGTGTATCGGCTACTATTAGTGGTCTTGGAAATCCAGAAATGGAAAAGTTCTCTGGTGAAGTTTTGTATATCGAAAATAGAAGTGCAGTTGCAAGAGCAAACTCACAAATTGAAGATATTAAACTTGTACTAGAGTTTTAAGGTAGAAAATAATGACACTTGATTTTAATGTAGCTCCGTATTACGACGATTACGAAACAAACGCGAAGGAACAATATTATAGAATTTTGTTCCGTCCTTCCGTTGCTCTTCAGGCAAGAGAACTTACACAATTACAATCAACTCTTCAAAATCAAATTACGCAATTTGCGAATCATACTTTTGAAGATGGTGCAATGGTTATTCCAGGCCAAACTGCACTCGATAAAGAATACGGGTTCATTAAAGTAGGTGGAACATATAATTCAGCTGACGTTGAACTTTACAGAGCAGAATTTCTAAATACTATTATTACAGGCCAAACAACTGGTGTGACCGCAAAGGTTGTAGGAACTGCAGCGAATGACGGCACTGACCCAATTACTCTTTTTGTTAAATATACATCTTCTGGTACAGATAAAGTCACTAAACAGTTTGCTCAAAATGAGGTAGTAACTTCAAATGCTTCTACTCCAAGATCAGCGCAAATTGACAATGTATCTGGTTCTGTAGGATTTGGCTCAGCTGCTAATATTCAGCCAGGTGTATATTATGTCAATGGAACCTTTGCCTTTGTAACTACTCAAACACTAGTTCTTGACAAATATACAAATACACCATCATATAGAATTGGTCTTACAGTAACTGAATCGATTATAAGTTCTACTGAAGATTCCAATCTAAATGATAACGCAGCCGGTTCTCCTAACTTTGCTGCTCCAGGCGCTAACAGATATAAAATTGAACTTACACTTGCGAAAAAATCTCTTACCGATACTACAGATCAAAACTTTATTGAGCTTATTCGAGTCAATAATGGTATAATTTCAAAGCACGTAAGATCTACTGATTATTCAGTCCTTGAAGATACATTTGCTCGTAGAACCTATGACGAATCTGGTGACTATACTGTTCGTCCATTTGGTATCGATATTAGAGAGCACTTGCTAAATGGAAATAATCGT